GAGTTAACAGGGCACATGACCGGTGAACGCTCAAGCTCTGAGAACAACAAGGTGATGGCCAAACTTGCCACATCTCGCCGAGTCCACGTACTGGATAACGACATTGAAGATTTCTTCAAGCACTTGTCTGATATTGGATGCTTCAAAGGCTCTGAATTGTCTGCCGTATGGGATGACCTTCTCGACCCATCAACTGGCGACAAGCTCGACAACGCCAAGAAGATGGCTGAGATTAACCAGATGGGCCTTGGCTTGGGTGAGCGGTACTACACACCACAAGAGATTCGCACCGAGTCTGGCATGGAGCCAGAGCCAGAGGATGGATTCGAGGAGTTGCCACCACCAGAGCCACAACCGCAAGATGGCATCGAGCAGCAATAAGAAAAGCCCCGCGAGGGGCTTATTTATTTAGATGCCGCAACTGCTCCGATGATGTAGAACGTTAGGGCGTGATACCACTTAAATGCATCTCCATCGAGTGACACACCAATAAAAATGTATGCAATCATGCAGGCAATCAACTTAATCCACCACATTGCAATCACCACTCCACCCCCATTGCCAAAACCACACATGCCACGCTTAACGCCAGAATCAACAGTCCTTCGATTGTTGGTTTCAAAGCGACAGCTCCTTAATCAAATCTTCCAGCTCTTGCTGCTTCTCGATGAATCGCCGCGCATCCTTACCCCGCTTGATTGCCTCCATGTCGTCGGCATCCTTCCTGCGCTGACGTGTGTTTGGGAAAATCTTACTCATCGCAATCACCATTCAGCGCAGAGGCGATAGTATTTGCCATCTTCTCAGATTTACAGATTGCAACCGGCGCAGGCTTTCCAACCTCAACAACGCACCACTTTTCATGTCGCACAGTCAGCATTTCTTGTACATAACCTCGACCGAGAAACCAGCCTAAAGACGCGACGCCTGACGTACTCAATTTCTTCTTGGTTACCTCATATTTACTCATAACTCAATTCCTTTCATTGCTCGATATGCTTACAGGTACATGATTTCGATTATGGCTTGTGGCGTGGTCATTTGCATTTAATACCAGATGACTCGATTGCACTCCTGCAATCATTGAGAGCGTCAGAGTAATCTGGATACGCCATCCATTGTGCACAGTATGGACTTTGTGGCAACTCAACCACCAGCGAGGCGCGGGAGGCTTGCCATCCAATCCATGCGTGCTGCGTAATAACATCTATGTAGTCACCAATAACACCATTGTCAACATAGCATGAGGTATCCAAATCAGCACCGCCACTCCAAACCCAATTATTAAACTCCTAGCGCATTTTCTCACTCATCGCTTTTCTCCTTTATTGATTGGTCAATTGCCACTCCAACTGATTTGTTGAACTCGTAATCTTCTGCGTGCAAATTTATTGGCATATTCCACTCAGCTTCACTTTCAAACCAGTGCTGATTGCAAAGCCACCGATACCTTGCTGCATCCTTCTCAGCTTCGCGCAGGCGGGTGATTAGCTCGCGAAGCGATGCGCAGTAGATTGCCGTTGTTTTATCTCCTGACGATTCAGCAACGCCAAGACTGAACTCAAGAATATCCAAATCAATCATCTTTACTATCCTTCATTGACTCTTGCCATCCCCGCCAAGCCGCCTCAGTCATGCGGCTAATGTACTCACCAATCTCAATCACCTCGAGGTTAACGAATGTAATCCTGCGATTTGCGCGGGTTACGTCCATGCCTTTGAGCTTGGCTAGCTCCTCGAATCGGGCTCGGGTTATGTCACATTGCATTGATTGGATTCCACATGCGTTGAAGTGTCTCATGGTGCTTTTGCAGATACTCCACAAACCGTGGCACTTCATGCTCACTTATGCTGGATATTGAGCATGGCTTGAAAATTCCCTTACGCTGCAACATGAGGAACATTTCGGCGTAGTAAGTCCCGACGCCAACGCCATTACTGTCCTCATTCTCCATTACATCCCAACGAAAGCATAAGTTAAGGTCAATGTCATAACCCTCAAAGCAATCAAGGAAATCTGTTGCTGTATCAAAGCGCATGGATGCGTCATTGCTGTAGTAATTGCTCTCGCTGCAATAGTAAGGGTGGTTTGCCTCTGCAAGCTGTTTTAGTGTGAACATGTTATTTCTCCTTAGTTGATGCTAATACTATTACAGTTATCCGGCTGGTGGTCAATGCTAAAATGGAGAAAATTGCACAGAGGATTTCAACTTGGCCTTTCCCAGCCCAAACATTCTAGACCCAACACAGCAGAAAGGCCGCGAGAAGCGGGCTTATGCAGATTTCAGCCGCAGGTTGCGAGCTATCAATGCCGAGATTCAAGAGCGGGTCGTTGACCAGCTTCAGCCGCTAGAGATTGCGGTTAATGGTCTTCGATCTTACCTGCTAAATGCCGAAAAGGTTTACATCTACGAGCTAGACTACCTCCAGTTGCGCCGCATTGACGAGACAATCGCCGAGATAATCCAGCGGATTATGATGCAGCGTGGCGAGCAGTACGATAACTGGTTTCAGGCTTACACCGCCGAGGCATACCAGCAGGGGGCTGCCTATGCTCAATCATCGCTAGCCGTACAATCCGCAGTCTACGCCAGCGCATACAGCAATATTGAGTCGGTACTGTTTACACCTGAATATCAGCGCAGGATTGCCGTGGTTACATCGCGCACCTTTAACTCCATGGAGAAATTCTCAGGCGACCTGATAACCACAACCAGGCAGATACTTGGTGACACCATAGCGCAAGGGAAATCACCAAGGTACGCCGCTGAATTGCTTAAGGGTTATTTGCTTGATAACAAAGGCGACAAGGAAGGCGCAGCCAGGAGGGCCGCAAGCAGAGCCGCAACTATAGCGCGAACCGAGCTAGGGGTTGCCTATCGCTCTGCCGTGATGGATGAGTCTCAACGGGCCAGTGAATCGCTTGGGCTGGTAACTAAGCTGCTTTGGGTATCTGCGCTGATGTCGACCACCCGCCGCAGCCATGCCGACCGTCACGGAAAGCTATACACTCGCGCAGAGGTAACGGAGTTCTACAGCAAGAACTGCAATGCCATCTCATGCAGGTGCAGCCAGGTTCCTACTGTGGTTGATGAAAATGGCGATGCCTTTGCCAAGAAGATCTTCGAGAAGATGGCAAAGCAAGAGGAAAGGTGGATGCAATCTCAAGGAATCAAAAAGGCCGCATGAGCGGCCTATCTTTCACTTTAAACCAATTGCGATTTGAAAAAGCACTTGGCATCTATCACTGCCCTTCTCCGTTTCAAACGGAATCGCACTTCAAGCGCTAAAGGGTTAATCATTGTCACTTTAGCAACTTAACCCTAGCCGCGCTGACCATCTGACACAGGATCTCTTTGCGAGTCTCTCTGTCAACGTTGCGACCGATAAGGTTTCATAATTACAAATATGATGACGCAATTGAGTTTGTTTCAGCATTGCATAGCTTTTCAATCCTTGAGTTCACACAGTCACCGGACAAAAGCATGTTAATTGACAATGATTTTAGGTGATCATGGATGGCATTCATCATATCAAGGCGCTTTCCATGCATGTGTAGATTTTCATTTAAAGCCGTCATAAAGCAGCTATCGTCTAGGTATGCCGCCGAGGCAATTGATGCAGCCACTATTGGATCTACATCGCCATATCTGCTCAACTCAAATGCAGCGGAATCCATGTCAGCCCTAACCTTGGCGCAAAAAACCCTCATAGCCATCAGCTCCATCTCTGCGCTGTTTAGCTCTTTTTGTATTTTTTTGCTTCTTGGTGTGCACTCAGTTGCCTGATTTGCAGCCCTTATTGCCTCTACTGCTCGCTGGTGACAAACACGAAACCACTCGCCAACAACTCTGCTACCAGAAAGCATTTCATGGGCCGCCCTTTCGCAAGCGGACTTATTTGATACGCTTACAACTGTCACTTCGCACTCTTCACGTGTCGCTCCAGCGCCACGAATAATTGTGTCAACCCTGTCTTTAGGGCTAGATGTCATCCCTACCTTGGTTCTGCTGCCAATAGTTATAGCGTAAACGAATTCGCTTTTCATAATCACCTCGTAGTTGGCGTCGTAGATTGAAGTGTTGCGGCGGTGCAGTCTACGTTCTGCATTTTCGGGAGCTACCCTAGCCGCCAACAAACATTACCACAACCTGTGTTAAAATTCATCATCACCAACAAAAAGAGGTAGTGACTATGGGTGGCGGTAACGGTAAGCAGCGTAAAATGCAAGAAGAAGCAATTGCGGCAGCTAAGAAGCGCGAGGAGCAACTCTCCAAGATGCAGCGAGGCGGTGGCAACGGCAAAGAGCGAGAGGCGTGATGAGCGTTAACGATTGGCTGATGGTTGTGACGCTTGTTGCAGCTGTAGCCACTCGGTGGTGGGTGGTGGTCGGACTGGCTGCCGCCTATTGCGCTCAGTCGGCTATTGATTACGCTGGGTGGCTTGATGCTTATGGGTATTACCTTTCTGTGGCGTTGATTGATGCACTATTCGTGCTAATCATCCACCTGCAATCACCGGTATCACGCAACCTTCGTATTGCCCAGCTTATCTGCGCGCTGTTCATTCCCGTTCAGATTGGCGGGCTGGTCATGTGGTATCTGTATGAGCCTCCATTGGTTTATAATGTGGCCTGCTCGGCGCTCTATCTGGCGCTAATCACAACAATAATTTCACGGGATAAAAAGCGTGCTAGAAATCGTAAAGGTTTTGGGCACCATATCATCCATGATTCTGATTGGCGTCATGGCTCTGCGATGGCTGCGAAAGACGAGGTTAAATGATGAGGAAGATCCAATGGAGTGTCGGTGCGATTCTGGCGCTGATTGCGCTACTGGTGGCGATGTTTCACAGAAAGATTGACGGCATGAAGGCCAGCCTGGCCTTGGGAATGTCGATGATTGGCGCTGGCATCACGAACATATGGCAATGGCTTCCTGAGAACATTGCCATTCTCTCCGGCCTATCAGGTATGATTCTAACGTGGACAATCATCATCAAGAACATCCGCGACCTGCGTAAAGACGAGAAAGAAAAAAGCCCCTGATGGGGCTTTGTTTTATCCAATCAACTCTTGCAACTCAAGTATCTTCTTGCGAATTTCAACGGCGAACTCTTCAGCTTTAACAGCGGCCTCTCCAGCCTCTTTCTGCAACCTATCCGCATAGTCCTTTGCATTGCGGTAGTCCTGCGCCAGTTGCTCGATGGCTGGCTTTGATTCTGGCTCTGGAATGCTGCGCGCTACAGATTCGCAGCACTCAGGCTTAACCTCTGGCTTGCGCAGGCGGTAGGCGATGATGTCAGACACTGAGTCATAATGATTCCATCTCAGTTCTTCAGCATTCAAGCCGCAAGCAACATCACCATCACGAAAAGTAACGTCGATGGATGCGCCTTTCGATACTGGCGGTTTGTCGCAACCTTTCCACTCAATCCACCCATCAGCGTCAGCCTTCGGATTGTCACACGCATCAATCATGTCGATGGATTTAGCTAAATCAACAATGTCTTGCTTGGTTACTTCCGGATAAGCCTGATAGTATTCTTCTCTGCTGATGATTGTTTGGTGGTGGTTCTTTATGACTACAGGGCTGGAAAACCAACAAGCAAGTGTGTGTCCGTACCAATGCCCATGCGATACGGTCCATTGAGGCTTTCCGCTGTAGCAAAAAAGATCACCATTTCCGTCCATTGCCGCAAAGATAGCATCGCCATCAACCCACCCGCCATTCTCATTAATCACCTTTGCCAGAGCCAGCTTCGATTTACTTAGTTTCATGGTTATCTCCTTGTTTGTGTCAAGATACTATTACAGATATCGCCACTCGCGTCAATGATATAATTCACAAAAACCAAAGGGGGTTTTATGGCAATCAGATATCAAATCGTCAGCCAAACGGCAGACGGAAGCTACACATTACCGCGAGACATGTCAGCATACTACGAGCGGTGCTATGTCACCATCCGATTCTTCACTGACGCAACGCTTGCAACGCAGGCTACTCCATCAGCAGGAACCGTAGAGGTAACCTTATCACCTGATGGGGTTAACTACTACACAATGGACAATGGCAGCTTCAACGCAGCAGACTCCTACCTTGACACTCGACAAAAGCCAAGTGCCGCATCTATGGCAGTTCAAGGAAAGGTGACATACTCTGGCGTAGCTGGAGCATCACACGCAATCGTAACTTTCGAGAGGTTTTAAAATGAGTGGATACCCATCAGTTCCTAGCTCATGGAATCAGTCTGGCGGCGGCGGAATTACCACACAAGAACAATCACTTCTCAATGGCGCTCAACAGCGGTCTGAAAAAGGGCAAGCTGACGGATACGCATCACTTGATTCTAGCGGAGCCGTTCCGTTTTCTGAGCTACCAACAAACTCCCTTGTTAATGGTGATTTACCATTATATGACTCAGCGTCAGGCAAGCTAGTTCCATCTGGAGTTAGGTTGATCAGTGATGGCGTTGGCGTTACCTCCTTGCTGATGCCTGACAACACCGAAATAGAGTCGCAATCAATAAGTGTTGGTGACGTGGTTCGTATCGGCGAGGCTGGTTCTTTCGTTTGCTTCAGGAATCAGGTTGATGGTAAGCAATATTTTGCTTTGGATGTGCTAATTGACAGAGTTGGAGGCACCGCGACACCACATTACCTAAATGTTGGTGGTGAGTCATCTATTGTAGTGCAGCCTCAGTTTGGGACGCAGCTCACAGGTACTTCAATCAGTGCTACATTCACAACAACTCAGTTGCAGTTGATTTCTGGTGTTAAATTCAAATGTTACGCACATATGTCAAACGTAAGAATGCGCGTTGTCGATGTAGCGT